TTAGAGAAGAAGAAGTTGCCCGTATTCATAGAGTCGCTTCCGCAAATAAGGCTAGTAAAGCCTTTGAAATGTTTCTTTCAAAACTCTAATATTATAAATATAATTAATCAAAACTTTACAAGGAGACTATATGTCTGAAGAACTCAATAAAGATATGGAAAAAGTGGATGAGGATTCGGTAGAGGAAGCAACAGCTCCTAAGGCCTCAAATCCAAGTTCCGTTAAGTTAAAACAAGAAAAAGAAAATATGCAAAAAGCTAAAACTACTGGCTCAGCATCTGAACCTAAATCAACTAAAGGTACAGTAAAACCTGTAACTACAGTAGAAGATAAAGAAGAAGATAAAGAAGTAAAAGCTAAATCTGAATCTGATGAAGAAGAGGAAGAAGAGGAAGTAAAAGCAGAAGAAAAAGCTTCTACTCCTAAACTCAAATCTGAAATCATGCAGGGGATTGTAGACCACATTAAAGGTCTGAAAAAAGAAGACCTTGCAAAAATGTATGGTAAACACGTTTTAGGTGAAACCGAACATGATGAAGGGTATGAGGAAGAAGAAGAAGATGAAGAAGCTTCTAAAATTAAGAAAGAGTCTATTGACCAAACAATTGAAGATTTAGATGTATCACAAGACATTGATGCTTTAGTTGGTGGTGAAGAAGAACTTTCTGACGAATTTAAAACAAAAGCCGCAACAATTTTTGAAACTGCAATTAAATCAAAGGTTCGTTCTGAACTAGAGAAAATTCATGCAGAAAATCAAGAATCTTCAAAGAAAGTTGCAGAAGAAACAATGACAAGTGTAGTTGAAAAAGTCGATGACTATATGAACTACGTTGTTGAACAATGGATGTCTGATAACGAACTTGCTATTGAGCGTGGGCTCAAAGGTGAGATTGCAGAAGATTTCATTAGTGGTCTGAAAGGATTATTTGAAGACCATTATATTGATGTTCCAGATGAGAAGTATGACATCTTGGAAGCCAATTTGACTAAAATAGAAGAATTGGAAGATAAATTAAACAAACAGATGGAAGAAAATGTTCAGTTGAAAAAGGCAAAAGGTGAACTCGTAAAAGAGTCCATGATTGCCGATGTTGCTGATGGGATGACTGATACCGAAACTGAAAAGTTCCAAAGTCTGGTTGATGATGTTGAGTTTTCCGATGAAGAGTCTTACAAAGAGAAACTTCAAACGATAAAGGAAAGCTATTTTGGTACTGATGAAGTAAAAGCTCAAGATGAGACTCTTACTGAAGAAGGAACCGAAGAACCTGTTAAAGTATCTGGATCTATGGCACAATATATGTCTGCCATTAAGAAAGATAACAAACGGGCTGAAAAATAATATCTAATAAACTTTTTAAAGGAGTAATTTATGTATAATTCAGAAGCTCTACAAGAAAAGTGGCAACCAGTTTTGAATCATCCCGATTTACCGGCGATTACCGATTCTTACAAACGTGCAGTTACCGCTGTTATCTTGGAGAACCAAGAAAAAGAAATGAAGGAGTCACGCAGTTTTTTGACTGAGGCAGAAATGTCCACAGCAGATGCTGTTGCAAACTGGGATCCAGTTTTGATTTCTTTAGTTCGTAGATCTATGCCTAATTTGATGGCATATGATATTTGTGGTGTGCAACCGATGAGTGGCCCCACAGGACTTATTTTTGCAATGAAAGCAAGAATGGGTGAAGGTGCAACATCCGTTGATGAAGCACTTTTTGATGAAGCAGATACAGGTAGTTCAAACGTTACCCTTTCTGCTCAAACTGGTACAGAGCCTGGTGCATTAAATGGTGGTACTGCTGGTGTATCTAATCATGCAGACAATCCCGATATTTGGGGTGAATCAGATGCCGCAAGTGGTTCTGATGTTGCTGGTACATACAACGTAAAAGGTGGTGATACTACAGCTGCCGGTGAAGCATATGGTGCTTCTGGTAGTTTGTTCCAAGACATGGGATTTACCATTGAGAAAGCAACAGTAACCGCAAGGACTCGTGCCTTACGTGCTGCTTACACAATGGAACTCGCACAAGACTTGAAAGCAATTCATGGTCTTGATGCAGAATCCGAATTGTCGAATATTCTTAGCACAGAAATTCTTGCTGAGATTAATCGTGAAGTAGTTCGTACTATTTACATTACAGCAAAGGTTGGTGCTCAAACTACAGCATCTGCTGGAACTTTCAATCTTGACACAGACTCTAATGGTCGTTGGTCAGTTGAAAAATTCAAAGGTCTGATGTTCCAAATCGAGCGTGATTGCAACGATATTGGAATCCTAACTCGCAGAGGAAAAGGAAATATCCTTGTTTGTTCTGCTGATGTTGCTTCTGCATTGTCAATGGCTGGTGTCCTTGATGTAGGTGGAGGAGCCAATGGTTCGGGTAACATGAATGTTGACCCAAGCCCAGAAGGAAGTACTTTTGCTGGTACAATTAATGGTAGAATTAAGGTCTTTGTTGATCCTTATAATTCCGTTGTAAGTGCAAGTGCTGCAAATAACTGGTATGTTGCCGGTTATCGTGGTACTAATGCTTATGATGCAGGATTGTTCTATTGCCCATACGTTCCGTTGCAAATGGTTCGTGCGGTTTCAGAAACAACTTTCCAACCACGAATTGCATTTAAGACTCGTTATGGAATGGCAGTTAATCCGATGTCACAAACATCGGCTGCAATTGCAGCGAATTCACAACCGTTCACTGCTGATAGTAATACTTACTACCGCAGAGCTCGTGTTAGTAACTTGATGTAATTTTCATCTTAGTGGGGGAAACTATTTTCCCCACTATCCCCTTTATTATAATAAACCCTAACGGAGAAATATATGTTAGAAAAAGTCTCAGGGTGGATTAAATCATTAACTGATGTAGGTTTAGGGCTTATTGCCTTAGGTGTTGTACTCCAAATTTTATTTGGTGCAGCAATTCCATTCATGCCTATGGATGTAGTCGGTTCAGTAGTAAGTCTCGTAAAGAGTTTAGGATCTGAAGGATTAGTTGGTCTAGTCGCCATTTGGGTGCTTTGGGGTATCTACTCTAAGAAGTAACCTCAATTTGTTAAAATATAGGGGGGGATGGATTCTCCCCTATTTCCTTCCTTATAAATACTAGTGAAACATATAGATACCTATTATGGCAGACACTAGTTCACAACAACCTACAGTATATGATTACGCAACTGGAACTCAATGGAGACTTGCGTTTAATCGACTCCCCAAAACAACTTGGTTTTGCACAGCTGCAAACATTCCAGGCATATCTTTAGGTGAAGCTCAATATCCTACACCTATGGCCGATATAAGTCTTACAGGGGATAAACTTACCTTTGATACATTAAACATAACTTTTATAGTAGATGAAGAACTTCAAAATTATAGAGAGATATGGGATTGGTTAGTAGGTATTGCTGCTCCTGTTAATCACAACCAATGGACTTCTATATTAACTAAAGGAGATGGTGCTGTTAGACAATTTGGTGCAGATGATGCTGACCCTAGAACAAAATCTACTTATGAAGAATCTAATTTATATTCAGATGCAACTTTGATAGTATATAATTCTAAAAATATACCAAAAGTAGAAGTTAAATTTAAAAATATGTTTCCTACAACTTTGTCATCATTAGAATATTCTCAAGAGTTGACAGATGTGGAATATTTTAAAGCTAGTGCAACATTTAGGTATCTTTATTACGAGTTTGAAACTTCAAAATGATAAATACTATTAAGTAGCCTAAACAGAAATTTAATTAAAGTGAGTCCACTTGATTAGGCTGTGTGACAATATAGCTAAAGGTGTTTAGGCTACTTTTAACTAAATGACTTGACTTTTGCGTTTCTATATGTTATTATAGCTATGCTGGGTTTATAAGTGAATATATAAAGAATATTATGACATTAACTGAAATACAGGATATGGTCAGGAAAGACCTTAAAATCAATGATCTTGAATTAGATATAGAATCCCTACGAATACCTTCCCTACATTCCAAGTATCTTCAGCTCTTAACAGAGCATTCGCTTCTTTTAAAAAAGACACAAGGAGAACTTAATGTTCTTAAAAGGGATAAATGGGTGTTTTATACAGGTAAAGCAACAGAAGAGATTTACAAAGAGAAGGGGTCGTTTGATGTTAAGCTAAACACTAAAGATGACCAGAAGACTTTTATAGAGGCTGATAAAGAGTATCGTGACCTAAAAGGAAAGGTTGAGTACTATGAAACTGTAGTTGATTATTTACAGGAAATAGTGAGATCAGTTAGTAATCGTTCTTTTCAAATAAAAAATGCAATTGAGTGGAGAAAATTCGAGGCTGGAATTTGATATTATAATTCACAAGAAAGATGATGTTTACTCTCAGATTGAATGTGAAAGAAGTATTACAAAAGAATTAAACGAATATTTTAGTTTTGAAGTGCCTGGGGCAAAGTTCATGCCTAGTTTCAAGAATAGGCTCTGGGATGGAAAGATTCGATTGTTCGACATACGGAATAACCAAATTTACGTTGGGTTATCCGAATATATCTACAAATTCGCTACAGCAAAAAAATATACTATTAGTGGTGGGGTGAGAACTCCTCTGGAAATCGATGTAGTCACAGTACAATCATTTATAGATGGTTTAAAAAGTACTGTGACTATTAGAGATTACCAGCTTGATGCAGTACAGCATTCTATTAGAAATGGTAGATGTATACTGGTCAGTCCTACAGCTAGTGGTAAAAGTTTTATTATCTATATACTAATTCGATATTATCAACAAATATTGGAAAACTCTCACATACTATTATTGGTTCCACGATCCTCATTAGTGGAACAAATGTATACTGATTTTCAAGATTATGGATGGGACTCTGAGAAGTACTGTCACAGAATCTATGCAGGAAAAGACAAGACTTCCCCAAAACTTGTCCATATATCCACCTGGCAGTCCATATATCAACTCCCAAAGAAACATTTTGAAAAGTATAAGGTTATCATCGGTGATGAAGTACATACTTTTGCAGCTAAATCTCTCAAGACAGTAATGCACAAGACAACAGATTGTCCTTATAAAATTGGACTAACAGGAACACTTGATGATGCTGAAAGTCATCATTTAGTACTGGAAGGATTGTTCGGCTCAGTCAAGAAGGTTACTACCACAAAACAGTTAATGGACAGTAAACAAATCTCCGATTTAAAGATTATAGGAATTGTCTTGACTTATTCAAAGAAAGAGTGTATAATAAGAGACTATAATAAAGAAATAAAATTCATAACAGAGCATCCTCAACGGAATAATCTGATTAGAAATTTATGCATTGATTTAAAAGGAAATACATTAGTCCTTTTTTCGTTAATCAAACATGGACAGTTATTATACGAACTCATAAAGGAGAAGGCTAATGCCGATAGGAAAACTTTTTTTGTGTTTGGAGGAACAGATTCAAGCACAAGAGAAAATATCAGAAGAATCGTTGAAACAGAACGAGATGCCATCGTGGTCGCCAGTTTTGGCGTATTTAGTACTGGTATCAATATTAGGAATTTGCATAACATCATTTTTTCTAGCCCTTATAAAAGTCGTATCCGAAACCTACAATCTATAGGTAGAGGATTACGAACACATGAAAGTAAGGTAACTGCTAAGCTATATGATATTGCAGATAACTTTAATAATAATAACCATACGATAAAACATTTTATTAAGCGTATTGGTATCTATAATCAAGAAGAATTTGATTATGAGATAATAAAAATTAACCTAAAATAAATTATGGAAAAGGAAAAAAAAATACATTATGTTGATAATAAATTATTTTTTGCAGAAATGGAAAAGTGGAAAACAGATATTGAAGAATCTGATGAGGTCGATGATCTTCCACCAAAAGTTACAGAATACATGGGCGAATGTTTTTACAAGATTGCAACCCATTTATCTTTCAGACCCAATTTTATTAATTATACCTATCGTGAGGAAATGATAGGAGATGGCATAGAGAATTGTATTAGATATGCAAAGAATTTTAATCCAGAGAAATCTAAAAATCCATTTGCATATTTTACTCAAATAATATATTATGCTTTCATTCGTAGAATAACGAAGGAAAAGAAACAAACAGCCATTAAGCAGAAAATTATTGATAATACAGCAACAAAAACTTATGATGTCATGGAAGGTGATGACGATATTTACGCAAACACCTACATGGAATTCTTACGAGACAATCTCGCTGAGAAAGAAAAAGCAACTAAACCTAAACGAAAACGATCCAAAAAAGGGATTGAACATTTTATAGAGGAAGAATTAAATGAAAACGAAATTTGAAGATTATGTCGAACAAGTTGATAGCTTGATTAGAGACTATACTAAAAAACTCCACCAAACTGAATTAGATCTTATTGAAGAATCTATAGAGAATTCACCAGCCGGAACAGGCAGGATGGATTTTTGGTTAGAGGACATAGTTGATAGTGAACAGATAACAAGGCATTGTGCTAGTGAGTAAAATAGCAATAATTACAGATACTCATTTCGGTGCAAGATCAGATAGCTTGATTTTCAATGAATTCTTTTATGACTTTTATGAGAATCAGTTTTTCCCATATCTCAAAGATCATCCAGAGATTACAACTTTTCTACACATGGGAGATTGTCTAGACCGCAGAAAATATATTAATTATAATATAGCTAAGGATTTTAGAGAAAGGTTCATTGCAGGATTGGATGACCTCAACATTCCATGTCATTTTATAATAGGTAATCATGACATATATTACAAAAATACTTTAGAAGTAAATTGTTATGATGAATTAGGAATGCCTAAGAAGTCAACCATATATTCTGAACCAACTGTAGTTACGATAGATGGATATGACTTAATGTTCATTCCTTGGCTGACACCAGATAGTGTACCATCATTTACAAAACTTGCTGAAAGTCCAGGCGTTCAAGTTGCATTTGGACATTTGGAAGTATCGGGATTTGAAATGCACTCAGGGGTTATGAGTCAAACAGGAGTTAGTAAGACTATATTTAACAAATTTGATATGGTGATGTCTGGACACTTTCATAAAAGGTCTAATGATGGACACATATATTATCTAGGTTGTCCATATGAAATGACATGGGCTGATTGTGATGACCCTAAAGGGTTTCATGTGTTCGATACAGAAACCAGAGAGCTTGAATTCATACCAAATGAAAGAAACATCTTTGAGAAAATTCATTATAATGATAAAACTACAAATTACAATGATTTAGAGGTATCAAAGTATGACCAAAAGTTTGTAAAAGTATTTGTAGAAAATAGAGATGACTATTATGCTTTCGATAAATTTCTGGATAGACTTTATAATGATATTTCTGTACATGACTTAAAGGTGATAGAAGATTTCAGCGATTTATCTGTAGATTTTGTCTCTGATGATATTGTAAAGGAATCACAAGATACATTATCATTGTTGGATAGATATGTTGATGACATACCCACAGACTTAGATAAGGAAAGAATAAAAGACAAATTAAAATCCTTATATATTTCGGCCGGTGATATAGAACTATGATAAATTTTAAATATGTGAAGTGGCGAAATTTTCTTTCTACAGGAAATGTTGCTTCAACTGTGAGACTTGATAAAGAAACGACAACTCTTATTATTGGTGATAATGGTGCAGGGAAAAGTACTGTATTGGATGCACTCTGTTTCGTTCTATTCGGTAAAGCATACAGACCTATTAAGAAGGCTCAACTAGTCAATACCATAAATCAACGAGAGTGCGAAGTTGAGATAGAATTTCAAATCGGAACTAATCAATTCAAGGTTGTTAGGGGTATCAAACCTAATAACTTCCAGATTTGGAGGAATGGTAAAGAACTAGACCAAGATGCTCATTCCAGAGATTTCCAGAAAATCCTAGAAGAACAAATACTCAAACTAAATTACAGGTCATTTACTCAAGTAGTAATATTAGGCTCTTCTTGCTTCATACCATTTATGCAACTCCCTACAAGCCATCGTAGAGAAGTCGTTGAGGATATACTAGACATCAAAATATTTTCAATTATGAATCTACTCTTAAAACAAAATTTCAAATCTGTAAGTGTAGAAATATCTGATTTATCAGTAGAAAATAGACTTAATATACAGAATAAAAATCTCCAAGAAAATCATTTAGGAAATATTGAGGAAACTTCTAGTAAGAGAATAAAGGGACTAAGTGTAGAAAAAGAAGAATATCAAACTGATTTGGCCACAAAGGCCATAAAAGTGAGTGAATTGGAAGAAAAAATAACAAACCTGATTCATGCAGGTGCTGAGTATGATAAGATGTCTACCTTAAAAATTCTGATGGAATCTAAGAAAATACATACTGAAAAGAAAATAAATTTCTTTAATGAAAATGATGATTGTGATGTATGTGAACAACCCATTGACCAATCATTTAAAGATGTTAGAGTAGATGAATTAGAGTCTAAAGTGGGTGAATACGATAATGCTCTTGGTCAAATGAAAATTGAACTGGACAAAATGAATTCCAGTATTAATGAGATGAATACACATTCTAATACTATAAATGGACTGAAATCTGAGATAAGAAGTATCACAGGACTCTTAGAACGATGTCAGAGCGATTTAGATACTTTAAATGTGGAAAAGGATAAGACTGACAAAGTAAAAGAACAAATTGCAGAACTTGAAGTAAAGCTTAAAGAAACTGATGATAGAATAAAAGAACTTAAGCAAGAGAATTTCTATCTTGAAATTTGCAAGAATCTGCTACATGATACAGGAATAAAGTCGAAGATAATTAAGCAGTATCTTCCAATAATGAATCAAACTATTCAGAAGTATTTGGGTGTTCTGGATTTTTATGTAAATTTTACCCTTAATGAACAGTTTGAGGAAACTATAAAATCAAGGTATAGAGATGACTTCTCATATGCCTCATTTTCAGAAGGTGAGAAGATGAGAATTGATTTGGCCTTAATGTTCACTTGGAGAGAGATTGCAAGGTTGAAGAATTCAACTAACACAAATCTCTTAATTATGGATGAAGTCTTTGACAGTAGTTTAGATGCTACTGGTACAGACGATTTCTTGAAGATTCTTAACAGTCTTGAGAGTCAAAACATCTTTGTGATTAGTCATAAGGGTGATATATTATTTGATAAATTCAATTCGATTATTCGATTTGAGAAACAGAAAAACTTTAGTAAAATAGTAGAAACATGAATATATTTTATTTATCTGAAAAACCAGATGAATGTGCAGAAATGCACAACGATAAGCATTGTGTGAAAATGATACTGGAAAGTGCCCAAATGTTATCCACAGCACACAGGGAGCTTGATGGTGATGTTCCTGACATATTATATAAATCAACTCACAAAAACCACCCTAGTACAATTTGGGTTCGTTCTTCTAAACAACATTATGATTGGTTGTTT